AAACCGAGTCCATTACAGGTGCTAATGCTGGTACAGCTACTGGTACTAAATACTTTTTAACTATATCGGGCATTTCAGCCGTTGGTAATCCAGCAGGAAATGTTTCAGCAGGAGTTAATGGTTCAGCCGCAGATGTTATATTTGCAGGTAGATCGAGGTTAAAAGGTATATTCTTAACTAGTACAGCAACAGCAGGTACTACAAACTTTCATAATAGTTCTCCTACAGGAACTAATGTTATGGGGTTAAGTTCGGTTGGTGATGCTGATGCAACTAGAGATGTAGTTATACCAGAAGAAGGCATTGTATTTAGTGAGGGAATCTATATTCAGTATACTGTATCTACTTTTCTTACAATGACTGTGTTTCACGCATAAAAAAGTTAAAAAGAAAGTTTCACAAAAAAAGTAATTTAATTGTTGTTTAATATTTATGATACCCTTGAAATACAGGGTATTATATTTAATCTATGGAGAAAGAAATGCCAATGAAAGATATGGGTTTAAAGAAAAAAAATCAAATGAAAAATGCATATATGGATGGTGGAAAAACTAAATATATGGGTGGCGGAGTAATGAATCAAAGACCACCAATGAGTCAAATGTTTCGTGGTGGCGGTATGACTAAAGACACTACACCATCTTTTCAAGATGAAGTACAAAAGATGTATGGTGGCGGAATGACTAAAAAAAAACTAAATTATAAAGATGGCGGTATTACTAAAATGCAAGGTGGTGGTCATCTTCTTAAAGAAAATAAACGTAGATATAAAAAGAAAGAGCTTCAAGCAAAATTAGATGAAAACCCACGATCAACTACTACTATTGGGGTTAGAAGCAAGCAACGTCTTGATGATAAAAAACCAAGAGGAAGAAAATATAGTCGATCAAATGCCGCTACTAAATTTGCTGATTAATGGCTTCTAGAAGAAAAAGAGAAACCCCTATAAGAAAAACTACTAAGGGTAAGGGCGCTAACTATCGCCCTACAAAAAGTGGTGCTGGAATGACTGCTAAAGGTGTTAAAGCTTATAGAGCAGCAAATCCTGGAAGTAAGTTAAAGACTGCTGTTACAGGTAAAGTAAAAAAAGGCAGTAAATCTGCTAAACGTAGAAAGTCTTATTGTGCAAGGTCAGCAGGACAATTAAAGAATAGTTCAGCTAAAACGAGAAATGATCCTGATTCAAGGATAAGACAAGCTCGTAGAAGATGGAAATGTTAAGGAAAATCAATGGCTACTAGTGGAAC